TGCTGATATTTTGATTGAACTTCTTCTAAAAGTTCACCTTCAATAAGAATAGTACTACCATTCTTTTTATCCCAACTATCATCTATAATCATTGACGCCAATTACCTTTTGATAATACGTTTTCAGCTTCAAAAAATTCTTTACTGAACTCTTTCACTTTATGAATATCATACCATCGGCATGAAAAAATATCTAAATATGCAGCATTAGTATTATTAGCAAAGTGACCTGATACTAATGAAGTTTCTATTAATTGAGTCATAGAAAAGCCTGTAACTTTAGGATCATCTCCAAAATGAACTACTTGACATTCTCCATATCTTTTCATATTGATAATATCATCACATAATATTCTTACATACTCTTTAACTTTATCTGCGTCTCTAATTGTTTCTGGATTACAATTATATAGATCTACAGAATAGGACATGCCCCATAACTTATCATTTTCGAATGTACGTTCGTCCATGTTTACCTCTCTTAATACTTTTTGAATTTACTTTTTTAGCTTTAAAATGTCTTTGTAAAACATTTACTAACCTTTCATGATCTAATTTATCACAACAGCTAAATACATCTATTGCAACATATCCATGCTCAGGCCAAGTATGTATACTTATATGACTTTCAGTAATTACTAATACACCTGTTAAACCGTACGGACTAAATTCATGAAACTTTTCCGATACAATAGTTGCTTGTGATAGTTCAGCAGCTTTAACAAAATAACTTTTTACTATATCTGAATTTGATAAAACATCTTTATCACACCCGTAAAAATCAATTATCTGGTGATTAGCTAGATTCATTCTTAAACCTTTAATGCCATATCCCATATTACTAATTGCAATCTAGGACTAAAATTAAATTGATATTGTTTACATATATCGGCTACCATAGCTGACTTTTCAGTATGTTCTTCCCTACTACCGCAACAAGGCATTAACCAAACTTTTTCTTTATCAATAATACCATTATCAATATATCTTTCAAACATTTCTTGAACATCAGCTTGCTCATTTATAACAAACTTAAAACAAGCATTATGTTTATTATGCCATCTTAATACATCAGGCTTATATCTTATTCTATCAGGATCACCATTATTAGACATTTTAGGAGATACCGTAAACGTAGCTCTATATCTTTTTACCCAATCTTCTTTAGGTTGCATAGTACCATTAGTTTCAAAATCTATAATAGGTAAGAAATTAAATCTATTTATAAAGGTAGGTATCCATTTAATTAATCTTGATTGCTGCAACATAGGCTCACCACCAGTTATTTTAAGTATTGCACCTTTATATAACTCTTCAGCAAACCCATTTTCTTCGAAGAAGTCATTTAATTCATCGAAGGTATACTTATTTTTTACTGACCACGATACAAAAGAATCACATCCATGAGGTGAATCCTCAGATGCAAATCCTTTACATGTAAGATTACACATTGCAACCCGCATAAAAACAGAAGGTTTACCAATATGTACCCCTTCACCTTCTAAAGTATAAAATACTCTATCATCACTTAAGTTTATAAAATCAAACGCCATAATACAATTATATCTAAGTTCCTTTTTTTATCAATATAGTATAGTATTTATTCTATGATAATCAATTATTTTTATATATTTTTTACGTTGTATTTTACATAAATAGTTATAATGGCGAAGAAGAAAACCTCTACACGTCGGGCAAATGAAACTGATATATTTGATTTGCATAACTTAGCATCAAAAGATTGGGATACTGATTTCCATATCAAAAAAGAGTATAAACTCAATCATATCCAGCAAGAATTTTTTGATACTATAATTGATGATAAAACTAGCATGGGATTTATTGATGGTCCTGCAGGAAGTGCTAAGACATATATAGGAGTATTAGCAGCTTTACGTCTCCTTAACGAAGGTAAAGTTAATAATATAGTTTATATACGTTCAGTTGTTGAAAGCGCTAACAGAAGCATGGGTGCATTACCGGGAGAGTTAGAAGAAAAGTTTAAACCGTGGGCTGCACCTTTAATTGATAAGCTAGAAGAAATATTAGCACCGGAAGTACAAAGTAACTTGTTAACTAAACATATTATTAAGTGTATTCCTGTAAATTTTACACGTGGTTTAACGTTCCGTAACAGTTGTGTTATAGTAGATGAAGCGCAAAACATGACAGTTGATGAATTAACTACAGTTTTAACAAGATTTGGTGAAGACACTAAGTATATTGTAGTAGGAGACTCATTACAAAGTGATATTAACGGTAAATCAGGGTTTAAACGTATAAAAGATTGTTTTGATACACCAGATTGTCAGGAAAATGGTATATTTGCATATGAATTTACTGAAAATGAAGTGGTTCGTAGTAAAATACTAAGATTTATAGTTAGTAAATTAGCTGATATCGCTTAATTCTTTAAGAGCTTGCTCAAAACTTACAAAATTTACTGTAGGTTCAGGTGTTTTTTCAGTTTTAGGTATTTGTTCGTTACTAATATTGTTCATTTTACTAAAAACATCGTTTTCTAACTGTATAGATTTAGGGTCTCTTTCACGTGTTATAAAAGAACTACCTGAAAAACCTGTATTACTAACAGATTTTTTAGGCATACTATTATAAACGTCTTCTAACCCCATGATGTACCTTGGAAAGGATTACTCATACCTTGTGTAACTCTTGTATTTGCACCAATTGCACTAGGTCTACCCTCTACTTGTTCTTTTTCTTTCTGAATATTATTGACAACTTCTTCTTTTGTCTTTTGTTCTGTCTCTTTTTGTGTATTTTCAACTTTTGGTGTTAAAGTTGATGCATTATCATTAAGAGTTTGTTCGTAAATAGCACTATTACCTTCATGTTCCCATACTTCAACTTTAGTTACGGTAACTCTATCATTTGTAGACTCTTTAACGTAATTACTTACTGCATTATATACCCATTCAGCTGTTTTTTCTATACCAACACCTTCTTCCATAATGCGAAGATCAATCATACCTTTTTCTGAAAGTAATTTAAACGTTTCTAACTCTGGATCATCACCAGCAACGCATGTAGTATGATCAAATTGTTTTTCTAATACCTTTTTGATTTCTCTACAACCGCCGAAATCAAATACCCAATTTTTATCATCAAGACTATCAGCTGTAAAGTAAATTTTAGTTTGTAATCTATAACCGTGAATTAATTTGCAATGACTATCTGCTTTCCACTGACGAAATGCAGTAGAGCCCATAGGAATAACTTTTGTTGATATATATCTCATAATAAATCTATTATAGTATATAGATATTTATAATCAACCTAAAAAAAATGGTTGATTTCTTTTTTTACTTAGTTATAATATCTTTAGATAAGAGAGAATGCAGAATGGACTGTAGTTTATCTTCAAATGATATTTTTTCTAAACTTAATCCTAAAGCATTATCTTGATTATCTCTTTCTACCTTTAAAATAACGTTTAAATATCTTCTTCTTACATTATCAGGTTTACTTAATGGTTGTTTACCCTCTTTTTTAAATATATTCTCAACATATTTTTCAGGAGATACTATACCAACTTTTTTAGCTCTTTCTCTCATACCAGATGATATCTTTGAAACTGCTGTTTTAATTGCTTTACTACTTAATTTAGTTTCTTCTTTTTTACTTTTCTCTTTATCAATTGCTTTCTTTATTTTTTTCTTTGCATCATCTGATAATTTTTGCTTTTTATCTTTTATTTCATCTGGAATAATATCTTTACCGCTAGGCATATCATCTTTTAGTTTGGACATTTCTTCATCGTAACTAGCTTTAATTTTATTAGCAATTATAGTTCTATCTCTATCAGGTAAGTATTCAGGTATTAATTTATTCATAATATCCCTTTCAAACCTTTGATCAAATACGTTTTTATCTTGTCTATGTGATTTAAAAATAGGATTACCTTGTTGTATAACTGAACCCATCCCATCTTTTTGGTTTATTTCTCCACCATATATGAAAACTTTTAATACATCTATAATATCATTAATAAATTCAGATTTTGAATGGTGAGCTAACCTATTAGGATCTTTTTTAGGGTCAATTTTATATTCAATATAATCATTAACCATCTCTCTTGCTGCTAATAAAGTTCTTAAATCAGGATCTAATTTTCTTATTTCTGAATTTTTAAGTCTTTGAAATTCTGCTTTAGTTTGTTTTGCCTTTTCTTGTGGAGTAGGACCTTTAGGTGTTACACTATCAATTTTTAGATCATATAAATTCTGTTCTGGTCCAGTTAAATCTTCTCCAGCGAATAATTTATCAGATAACTTTTGAAATGCTAAATCAGTCATATATAATTTTTTTATAGGGTCACTATCTTTTAAATTAGCATAAGGTTTTACATTTGTCTTTTCTTTACCGAAAGGTTTTAATTGAGTCATTAAATTAGCTCTTTTTTGAGCCATATCTAAGTCTTGATCCATTCTCCTTCTTCTTCTACCTTTAAAATCTAAAGCTTTACCGGTTCTGTCTATTATATCTCCAACTATTGACCTAGCTCTATTTACATCAGGACCAGTTTGCGTTGTATTAACTGGAGTCTGCTCATTTAATAAATTTTTAAAAGTACCAGATTCAAATACTTCATTTATTTTTTCATTATTCATCTTGAAATATTTAATCTATAATCTATAATAATACATATATGAGTAAAAAAGAAACAGATTCTGGTTATGAATGGTTAGGTGAAGATGATGAGCTTACCGGTGAAAAAGATGTCATCGCTAAAGAAATTATGGGTGAAGAATTTGCAAAAGGTTACTTTCCTCCGATTAGAGTTTACGATGACAATGTAAATGCTGATAAAAAGTATATTTCATCGTTACCTGATCTTCAAAATGGACCTTCTAGTTTAATTCAAGGAGCTGCTGTACCGATTCAACAAGTTGGTATACATAATTTTAGATTACCTCTTAATTATAAAAAGAGAGATGGTAAAACTATTGAATTGGAAACTAGTGTAACTGGTAGTGTTAGTTTAGAAGCCCATAAAAAGGGTATTAATATGTCTCGTATTATGAGAAGTTTTTATGATCATAAAGATGAGATATTTAGCATCGATAAAATTAAGGATGTATTAGAAACTTATAAAGAAAATCTTAAAGTATTTGATTCTCGTATAATGCTTAAGATTTCATATCCTATTAAGCAAAAAAGTTTACGTAGCGGGTTAGAAGGTTATCAATATTATGATGTAGTATTCGAAGGTGATCTTACTAAAGATGGTGAATTTAAGAAGTATATTCACTTTGATTTTGTTTATTCCTCTGCTTGTCCTTGTAGTTTTGAGCTAAGTGAACATGCTGAGAAGTACCGTAACCGTGCTACAGTACCTCATAGTCAACGAAGTGTTGCAAGAGTAAGCGTACGCTTTGATGATATGCTTTGGATTGAAGATATACAAGAATTATGTTTAGCTGCTCTTCAAACTGAAACTCAAGTAATGGTTAAAAGAGAAGATGAGCAAGCATTTGCTGAAAAGAATGGTGCTTATCTTAAGTTTGTAGAAGATGCTGTAAGATTATTATATGAAAAACTAAATAATGAGTCTCGTATTAAAGATTTTAAAATTGTAGCTTCTCATAATGAAAGTCTTCATAGTCATAATGCTATATCTGTTATTGTAAAAGGTATACAAGGTGGTTTTAGAGCCGGAGTTGCTAGAGATACTTTTGAATCAACTGGTTTAAGATAAGGAACCAATCTATAATATTAGTATGAATATATTTTGTACTGATAACGACCCTGATATAGCAGCTTTTGATCTTTGCGATCAACATGTTAGATCTAAAATGCAAATTGAAGGTGCTATAATGTTAGCTCATGCATTTGATCAAGAAGTATTAAATCATAAAGACTGTCCTAGAACTAAACTTGGTAAACCTCGTAAAAGCGGTAAAGGGTATTACAATCATCAATGTAGTATATGGGCTAGAGAATCTAAAGATAATTTTAGATGGTTAGTTGACCATACTTTAACAATGTTTGAAGAAAGAAATTATAGGTGGCCTGGAAGCCCTACACATCATACTTTAGCTTTTATAGAATGGTGTTATAAGAACGTGCATAATACTAATATTACTAAAGAAAGTATGACGCCGTTTGCAGTAGCTATTAGCGATAATTGTGAATGTAGAAAGAATCCAAAATTTGATAGTCTATCGACTTTAGAAAAATATAAAGAGTATATAAGAAAAGATAAACCTTTTGCAACGTGGACTAGAAAAAAACCCCCGGCTTGGTATTAATCTAAATTATTTTCAGCACTAACGTCAATAAGACCGCCAAGTTTTTCTATAAAATCTTTACCTAATAAAATTTTATATTCATTTGCTTCTCTATCACCAATTGAGAATTTAGTTTCAGGATAAGCAACGTCTCCTACTTCTATATCAAAAAGTACAACTGGTCTTGTTTCTATATTACCTGAACCGACATTTATATCGATATTTTCTATTACCTCTTTAGTAATATTTTTACCGTCTACAGTATCAAATGATATAGTACCGTCATCATTTTTAACAATATTAAGACCGTGCAATACATTATATGCACCATTACCACTATCTACTTTAGCTTCTATAGATCCTAATTCATCGAATACTATAGTTTCAATTAGACCTAATGGTTTATTTTCGTAAAAAGTTTTAAAGTTAATCACATTATTATTTATGCTTTAGCTTCGTTCTTCTTCTCTTGAATTTGTTTTCTAAGTTCCTTAGCTAATTTTGTTATTTCTAATAAAGCTTTTCTTGCTCTTGTTCCAGCTGCTGAATTACCAGATGTATTAAATTTTTCGATATCAGTGCTAAAAGATTCAAAATTACTTTTTACTTTTTCAATATTTTCTATCATAGAAATTATTTATAGCAACACTTTATCTTTATCAAACCATGAATTACTATATTCATGTACTCCGTATATTGTATTATCATCTTTACCTTCTTCTTTCTTTCTATATTTTTCAAAAAATAAACATGATTTTATTTCAAAATTAAAATTATTTGCTTTGTAAAAATTAGATAGTAAAATTGGACCTGCTTTAGTTAAAACATTTATTATATCAGTTTGCCATTGATTTTGAGCTATTCTATTATTTCTATCTATTAAATTAAAATATTTTATTTGTTTACATAATTTATTAAAAAATATAGAATTATTATTATAAAATATTGAATTGGTTATAAATTCTTCACCTTTATAGAATGAATCACTCTCCTTCAATAAAAGAATATTTTCATTGTTAATTAAAGTTTCTATATTTTTAAAAAAGAATATATCAGTATCACAATATAAACCATTATAAGCATCTAATATAAAAAATTTAGATGCATCGATGCGTTGTATTTTATATTCATAATTATCAAAAGTATCTAAAAAATAATTATATTTTTCTTTAATTAATTCTCTACATTCATCGATATTCCAAAGTTTATAATTCCAATCTTTATGATTATCTATTAAACTTTGTTGATTAATTTTATATTTGTCTGGTAAAATTCCATTATCCCAAATTTGATGTAAATTTTTCTTCATATTTATTTTTACCATCTCCTGACCACATTATAGCATTATCATTATGATCTTTATCTTTATATGATTTATCTAAAAGTTTTAAAGAAAGGGTGTTATTATAAAACTTATGCAATGCTTTATGATCACCATTCCAATCTAAATAATTTTTTTCTTCAAATAAAAACATATTAATTTTGTTTATAAATTCCTTTACTCTATCATTATTTTTAAAATATAAAAAACCTTCATTAGAAAAAATATCTTCATTTTCTGGATTTTTAACAGTACATATATCATCAGACAGTTGTGTAAAAATATCATCAAAGTTTTGAAGTACCAAAGTATCACAGTCTAATGATAAAACGTTATATTTTTTATCTAATAATTCTTTAATAGATTTAAATCTTGAATGGCATGTATAAAAACTTCTCGGGCTATATAATACTTTTTTTATTTCTAATATATTTTTTATATCATATACGTGTTTTAACTCTTGTTTATTTTTTGTTTTAAATAAAGTTTTTTCTTGACTTAAATTAGGATTATCAATTATTATATTAACGTTGTATTTCTCTTTAAATTCATTTATTTGAACATCTGTAAAATCTACTAATCTAACAAATACCTCAATTTTTGAATTTACTTTTTCTAAAGTTCGGATTAAATTACTAACATAATTGACGTAATTATAATCAGTTGAACAAGTAATAGCATTTTTAAAAATAGTTTTCATATTTACTTTTTCTTCTTATATCTAAAGTAGTACAATGATGAGCTCCGCTAAATAGCTCACAATGTCTAAAAGGTGAACCTATAGCTTGAATATTATATTTTTTTAGTTCTTTATTTAAAATATTTTCATATTGCGGATGACATATAATAAGCTCTTTATTTACTGAAAAAACATTTAATTCTATTCTTGGTGATGCTAAATTTACATCTTGTTTTTTATATTCAGATACATCTCTTTGTCTTAAAGGTATATAAATTAAATCCCAATTTTTTAACTCTTTAGGTAATTTATCCTTTACATCAGGTCTCATTACTAATCCTAATCCCGGTTTTAAAGGTAAAAATGTTGAATCAATATGAGAATCAGTTAAGTTTGAAGTTAAAATTTTATAATTACTACCTAAAGTATTTTGTAACCATTTTGCACCTAGCATTTGATTTTTATTTGATACATTCATTAAAATATGTTTACCCATTCTAACGCAATTAGCTGCATCAAACATTATTTCAGTACCTAATCCCATGTAGTCATCTTTTATTTTATAATCATTATATGCATCGTCATATACAGACATATCAAAGCTTGTATCAAGAATTAAAGGTCTTGGGGCAGATATCCATTTAGCACCATTTTTAAAATAATTTAGAAACAAATGTTTCATATAATCATTCTCAAAAATTCTCCACCTACATGAAGGAGGGGTTTCAATAATAGTATCATCAACTATCATGCATAAATCTCTAACATTTAATGCAGGGTAATCAGTACTCTCCCAGTTCGGAGTTTTAATTTTATTTACCTTCTTAGGTACTTTAGGTCTCTGTACTATAACGTTAAAAGATTTTAATAGATCTACATATTTTTCTATATCTTCTCTATGTTCATCAACATGTCTTTTTTGAATATATTGCTTTATATCAAATACTTTACCAAAAATATTATCATGAAAAAATAACTTAAACGAAAAGTCTAAAGCAGGTATAGTATCTGGAAATCCGTCTCCTACTATTACTTCTTGTAATTCATCCCATTCATTATGACTGTTAACTATCTTCATTGAAACATTTTAGTTTAGATAAATCTACTCTATAATCGTCATTAGTAGCTCTATCTTCATTATAAAAATTAATTCTATAAAAATCTTGAATACCTCTACATGCTTGATCTGGAGTCATATACATATGATAACCTATTTCATTGCAGTTTAGATCAATTAAATTATTATACATTAAAGATGTTCTTCCATCATATCTCATTTTTTTAAACCATAAATAAGCATCTTTATTATCGGTTAAAATCATACCCCCTCTACCGGTGGATAATATCTTTTTATAATTAAAAGATAAACAATAAAAGGTATCTTTAATATACATTCCGTTAGTAAATCTTTGAGCTGAATCTATAATAGGAAGGGGGTCTAATTTATAACATCCGCTCCATTTTAAATCGATAAAATTAACTTTATAACCGCCGTGAATTACTTGTTGAGGAACTGATATGTAAGTTTGATTAGGTACATTTACTAATTTATCAGAATGAATATTATTTTTCTTACAATATTTAACACTTAAAAAAATTGCATTAGTACAACTATCAACAGCTACTGCATATTTACTACCGCTATAATCTGCTACTAATTTTTCAAAGGTTTCAATATTTTCCCAAATATCTTTCATTTAAAGATTTAATTAAGATTTTTGGTAAATCAAATTGAACCCTTCAGCATACCATGAATTACATTCCATTCCTCTAAATAAAGCATAAGTTACTATACCATCTTTACTTCTAGGGTTAGGAAAATCTCTAACTTCATTATCATAAACTAAAAATGTTTGAACTTTATTATTTAAATTTTCTTCAGATAAAGGTACATAGTAATTACATTTAAAATTATTTTTAAATGATTGAGTAGTAGATGAAGGTATTTCATACATTAATATTTGTTCAGGAGGTTTGTCTTGATATCTTCTTACTACTATTTCACAAACTTCATGCACCGTTTTATGATCCATATTAAAATCATCTTTATTAGGTATAAATACAATATCTGGATTAATTTGTTTATATAAGTTTTCTAAATGTTTAATTAAGTTCCATTTATTTTCATGTAGTTTTTCATCTTCAAAATTTAAAATACCAACTTTTGTATAATTACCATATGCGTTGATATAATCTTTATCAGTGGTTCTTTTAGAACATACTATTAGATAAATTTCATAACCCAAATTTTTAAATTTATGAGCAGTTCCACCCACGCCTAACACTTCATCATCTCCGTGCGGAGCTATAATTAAAACTTTCTTCATTTTTTACCTTTTAAATATTCATATAAAAATTTACTACCGGTTTTAAAATTAACTTCCGGGGACCAATTTAACAATTTTTTAGCTCGTTTATTACTAACTATTTTACCTTTATAATCTCCTGCTCTCTTATCAGTGTATTCTACTTTTATAGAACCGTGTAAATTCTTAATAGTTTCAACTACTAAATTTAAACTTATAGCTTCATTGCCATCAACATTTATAATTTTATTTTTTGCTTTTTCATTTAAAGACTTGAAATTTGCATTAGCATGATCAGTTACATATAAAAAGTTTCTATATATAGAACCATTACCCGTGACTGTACATAGTTTTTTATTTAACGTATTATTAATAAAAGTACTAAGAATTGTACCAGGATTACAACCAGGTCCATAAGCTACCCCATATCTAAGTATTGTATAATTGACATTAAAAAACTTATTATAATTCTCAATTATATTTTCACAAGTTAACTTCATTGTAGTATATATGTGATTACTCTTATTAATTGGTAAAAGAGTTGCTTCATTAACATTAGTACTACTACTAACACTATAAACCCAAACAGTAGAAGAAAAAATTATTCTTTTTATTTTAAACTCTTTTACACATTCCAATACATTAGTTAAACTTAAAATATTTTGATTAACTGAGTTAGGTACACTAATTAAGTTTTCTTCACTATTGGATATAGCTGCTAACATAAAAACATAATCAAAATTATTTTCTTTAAATATTTTTTTTAATTCTACTAAATTAGTAGCATCACATTTGTAAAAAGATGGAGGATTATTATCTTTTTCTAATAATATACTATCTTCTAAATCAATAATAGTTACATTATAACCATTATTTAAAAGTAAAGATGCTGTATGTGTACCAATAAACCCTGATCCACCTACTATAGCTATATTTTGTTTTTTATCCATACCTGTGTATTGGAGTTACTAATTTATTATAATAAGATTCTATTAAAAAGTATTTTTCACAAACCAATACAATTCTTTCTCTATCAAAAGATTTAACTTCAGTAACACTATGAACTTTATTTTTTTCAAGATAAACTGCTGAGTTTGTTACTGGGGTTATTTCTTTGTCATCAACTATTAAATTACCTCCTACCATATTTTCGCAAACATCCGCATAATATACTATAGTTTCAGGAAACCCTATTATAAAACTAGGATCAATTTTTCTTTTAACGTAACTAAATAAATCATGATCAGTATGAGGTTCAATAAAACCTCCGACAAAAGTAAAAAATCCTATAAAATTATATATATTATACTTTTCATCTTTAAATGAACTTAACCAATCTGGCAATTCATCTTTTTTATATGTAGAAGCAAAACCTTTTTTTTGATTTTCATCATCATCTAAAAAAGGATTATTAGCTATCCAATCTAAAATTGAGTTTCTATCGCTTTCTTTTAAAAAATCTTTAATTAATTCATGATATTTCATATTTTTTACTTTCTATTTTATAACTATCATTTAATACCTTTTCTTGAGATTGACCACTCCACATGTGACTATCTATATCATAGTTTGGTCCATTATCTTTAAAGGTTTTTTCAACTTTATATAACTTAAGTACTTCTTTATGTTCATTGTATATTTTATCGAACACCTCTTCATCAGCATCTACGTCCCAGAACTTATCATTAACAAACTTTTCAATTAACAAATACATCATTTTTGAAGCATTAGTGTTTCTTATTAACATAATACCAGCATTCCAACCGCTATAACAATCTAATTCATCTTCATTTATAAACATACCAATATCATAATTTTGTAAATTATCTTTTAATATTGATATATCTTTTCTAACTATAGTATCTACATCAAGATAAACTATATTTTTAAAATCTTTATTTAGTAACTTATTAATTGTATTAAATTTTATATTACTGCAATATACCCCTTCACTATTAGTTATTAAATTATTATTTTTACTTCTAACTAAACTTAATAATTCTTGATAACCAAACTCTCCTATCTCAGGTTTAATAACTTTTTTATTATTAATTTTTTTGTTATCGTTCATAATATATAAATTAAGAGATTTAAATTTTTTTCTTAATTCTTTTTTAGTTTCACTATCCACATTAACTAGTCTAGCAACTATATTAACTGAAGGAGAATTAATTAAAATACTATTTAAAAATGTTTTTAAATATGGTATATATTTTTGATTTGATGAACAAACTATTGTTAAAATATCTCTATCTAATTTCATCTCTTAATTTATTCCATTCTATATTATAGCTACAGTCTTTGTAATTTTCCAGCCACGGACCACCTTCTGTATAATGTAAAGCTTTAGGTTTAAAACTATCAGTTTCATTGTACCAATTAACTAACCAATTCCACTCTAAAGGCAATGACCCTATTTCATTATCTTTAAGCCATTTAAAACGATGTAAATATTCTCCTGAAGAACTATTACAAGTTAAAGGTGTTAAAACTTTATGTCTATGATGACTATTATTAAAAATAACCAAACTACTCCAATTTTTTCTCGGATAATTTGTTTGTATTTTTCCATCCATTTTAACCATATTAGAAGGGGTATATTCATGCTTACAACACATAATAGCGTATCTATCATCATATAAATCTATTAAATTATCTATTGACTCTAAAAAAATAAAATCACTATCTAAAAATATACTAATACCTTTAAAATTATCTTCCCAAGGGACCCAAAATCTTGCAAATGAAAATTGAGTAGATTCACTAGGGTCTTTTTTCCTTTGATAGTTTCTTACTAAGTTATAATTTATGGGAGAAATTTTTAAGTTATGTTTATTGTTTAATTTTAAAATACTATGTTTACAAACATCATAAGCTATTTGATGCGGTTCATCTAACCCTATATGTATTCTTACATCCACAAATAATATTTACAGAGTTTTATCTAAAAAAACAATCCTATCAACTAATGTGGTTATTAAAGATTTTAATGAATTATTCTTTGCTTTTTTCATCATTCTTTCACAATAATTAAATCCTTTTTCACCATAACGCATTTGTAGTTCTTTATCACCATCATAACCATCTACTTTGATTTCTTTATCAAATACCTTACCTTTGTGATAATAAAAAGGCATATAAAAATAATCTTCAAAGTGTTTTACATATGGTTTTTGTATAGCTATGGTAGAGCATATAATTGGTTTAGTTTTAGCAAAAGCTGATTCAATAGTTCCACCATAAAAATGAAAAGGGTTAGAATATAAACAACATTCATTTAAATAGTCTACATGACTTTTCCACTCTACATTATATCCTAAATCCTTTTTTATAAATTCAGGTATATGATTTTTAAATTTTGGAATAATTAATACATCGTTAAAGTTTTTAATAAATCTGTCATCTATTAATTTTTTTAATACTTTATAGATAACACATAATTGAAATATATCTACCCCTACTTTAGTTGAATCATTAAAATTTGTATGATTTGAGTCCCCCGTTTTAAAGTATAAAATAAATTTTCTCTTGGTTATATCTTTATTTTTACTAACAATAAACTCCTCTTTTTCAAAATTATATATTCCTTTTAATCTTTCATTTTTAGGAGAATTAGTAGTAACTATATTAATAATAAAATCTAGATCTTTTAATTTATTATATTGCTTTAAATTGGTCTGAAAAATACCGTTTACTATTTCTGATCTAGTATAAGTAAAATAATTTTTTACTGCTTTTTGGTAATATTCATCTACTATAAAATTAAAAAAATCTATATTATCATTAATTTTATATTTTTTTATTTCGTTATATATTGTATTGAAATACATATAACAGCCAAATGATTGTAAAAATTTACTATGGTAGTCGTTTGGATATTGTTTATAATAACTTTCTAAATATTTTTCAGCTCTTAACATAACGTTTATATAATTTTACAGATTCTTTACCCCTGTTTTCAAATACCCCATTTACAGAGCAATTTATACAAGGTTTTATATTTCTATTTTTTATTAAAGTATTTCTATATTTGTTAATTTTATCACCATACCAAATTTTTTTTAAATTATCTTCATTAACATTACCAAAAACTATATCTTTCTTCCAATTATTATCACATAATAATAAATCACCATTCCAGTCAACTAACATTTTATAGAATGGTAAATAGCATGGATTATTATTAAAAATATTTTTTGACCCTTTTAATAAATCACTCCTATTAACTATATTTAAATTGTAATTAACATTATGATTATAATGGTGTCTAAGTATCATTTCAATAGGTATATCTTTTTTTAGTGATAAGAAATATTCAGATTTATCACTATCATACATACTAATACTAATATGAGAACACCCTGCATCAAATAATTTTTTAATTATATCTGAGGTTAATTTATCGCCGTTAGTATTTACTTCCAAATACTTTATATCCGGAATTAAATCTTTTACAGTTTTAATACTATCAATAATATTTTTACATAAAAGAGGCTCACCGAAACCAACAAAACCTATTCTATTATTAAAATTTAATTCTTTTAACCCATTACATAAATTTTTAATTGTTTCTATAGATATATGTTTATTTTGATTTTTATATATCTTTTTATCATGTCGTGGACAAAATGAGCAAGTACGATTACATAACTCAGTAGGATTTATTTGAACGCTTCGCAGCATATTATCTACTTTATCTTCGATAAATATGCTTTGTTTTCTTCTTAATTCAACTATATCCATATGGATATCTTAATACACTAAGTAGTGAATTTCCATTGACATTCTTGGAATGTAGTATCATTATCTGTATTATCACAAATAAAAGTTGGTACTGGATATAAAATAGGGGGCCATGTTTCGAATATATCAACCATTGCTTCACTTAATGATAATGTACCTGTATTATAATTTGTTACTGCAGTATTGCAAGTATCTTTGACATCAGCAACACCGCTATTTACTAACCCTATTACTGAATCTATTTCTTCTCTAGCATCTAAAGCTATTTTTTTAGTTTTTTCTTCCTCTAATCTTGCTACAGCTATTGCTGCTTCTTTATCCAATACTTCAAAATACTTATCTCTACTTGCAGTTAAATTATATGTATTATTCAAGTATTGTGTTGGGGTTATATTAAAAATTAAATTAAATTTAGCTTGGTTATCGTTAAAAACTTTATTGATATATAAAGTTTGATTTGTTTTTAAATTTTCTATAGCAGATGCAGGGGTATAATTAGTTGCAAAAGTTGAAAGTATTTTAAAATCATTTTTAAGTTTATCTAAATTACCTAATGTTAATTCATTAGCTGATAAAACACCGGGATTATTATTTAATATAACTTCATCTCCTATTTCTTCTAATTCACAGTTTAATAATTTTACGTTAGGATATAATATAGAATAAATATTGTCTCCGTCCATCTTTACAAACTCACTTGCATTTATATCAAAAAAGATATATTCATTAGGATTTGCATTACTAAGATGATATGTTGAAGTTCTATTAACTGTTATATGTTCTTCATTATTTGTACCATAAAAAAATTTACCGCAAGGAATTTGACTATCTTTACAAGCTACCTGAAGTATTAAATTTTTACTTATATCAATTATATAATCTTTATGTGTCATTAAAAAGTTCTCGTATGAGTTTGTATACAAGTAATAGTTTCAGGTGATCCTGAATCATTATATTTTATAGGTATTGTATTTCTTGTAACTGATACATTACTTGATAAAGCAGGATTTCTATTGTGTATAGCTAAGTTAGGTGACGTGTCTCCTTGTAGAGTTACGTCTAGACCAGCACTAGCACCAGCACCTTTAAAAATACAAAACTTACCATCAGTAAAAGATGCAGGGTTTATTTGACCTGCTAAGATCATATCGCTACTACCCGCATTAATACAAACATTTACACATTTAGCACCGGTACTGTCAGGAGTTATAGATCCTAAGTCTAAATCTACTACCATACAACCGTTATCATTATTTTTATATCGACTTGTAGTTTCTGGAAATGCTTTTATTTCAGCAATAGTTAATACACTAGCATTACGAAATTCACTAAATGCTATAGGTGTATCTGGATTTCTATCCGGCATAAATGCAAAGTTACTAGAGCTACTATAAAACCCTTCAGTTTCACATAAACTAGATGACCCTCCATCACATCTTTGACCTCTATTAGCATCGCCATCAGGTTTAAAAGTGCCAGTTTGAAAAGCATTTTTATCTCTAACTACGTTTAAGTCACTAAATCTAATAGGACCATTCGCGCATATAAAACCTCTACATGTATCTGCCATAATAATATTTATTCATGAGGTATCTTATAACCAGTTTTTCATTATATCGATATTAGTTAATGAAATGCGAAGATAATTATCTATATTTTTATATAAAAATTTACCTTTAATTTTATTTTCATATTTTTTATCTAATAATACAAAGTTACCATTACTCTCTTTATGCTCATATTTATTTTGTAAATACAACTTAGTTTCTAACATTCTGTTTATATGTTCTTCTTTATAGGGTAATAATTTTTCAACTCTATTTACTGTTTCAGTTGTAGTTATATATTGAGGTCTATTTTCTTGCAAATATTTTAAAACTTTTTTATTATTTGTATATGCAAACCCGCACCTTAAACCAGCTATACCTAAGCTTTTACTTAATGATCTTAAAACTATTATATTATTTAAATTACTATTTAAAAAACTATTAGCATTAGAATATTCTATATAAGCTTCATCAATTATAGCTATACTTGAATCGTTTATTATACGTTCGATAATATTATTACAGTATATCTCTCCAGTGTTACCGTTAGGGTTAGAAATATATACCACTTTATTTTTAAAGTCAGTTTTTTCAGGATTATCAATATTAAAATATTTTATATTTTTTACTTTACAATGGGCTTCTACCAGTTTAAACGTAGGTTGAATAATGAATACATTATCATCAATACAATAGTTTAAAATACGTTGTAATACATCACTACTACCTAATCCTATTGCTATTTTATTAATATCTATATTATAATTTTTTGATAAAATTTTATATAATTTTAGTTCATCAGGGTAATCTACACTAAAATCTTTATCATATACAACGTTTCTGCTTAGATCTAGTAGTTTTGATGATTTATCTTTTAGATGATACTCTCTATACACGAAAGTATTTACTTACTTTTTCTTTTTCTTCCAATTGACTCGTTTAGAGCTCTTCTTCTGATACATCTTACCTTTAATCTTACGGCATTCTGCTTTAGTTGGTCTACATGCTGGGTAACTACCACCAGACTTTCTTGATTTGCGTCCGCAAGGACCTCCAGTTTTACAATTTATCCAACCGCTAAATTTTTTACCAGTTTTTGGATCTTTACCTCCGCGTTTGAACCATTGATGAAGACTGTCACTGGCTTCATTAACGTAGTATTCATATAGTTCATCAAAATTCATTATTAACCTTTACGCATTTTATTAGCATGCAACTTATCACCTGCTTTTTTAGCTGCTTTATAAGCTTTAGAACCTTTTCTTGCAGATTTGCGACCAGACTTCTTCTTTTTATTGATATTAGCCCATAAACTTTCTACTAATTGGTCAAACGTTTTTATTTTTTCTTCCATATCTTACCTTTTCTACATCTTACTATTGCACCAGACTTATATGCTGAAGTTTTTTTACCATAAACTTGATCAGCTTTCCTTTTACACCTATCAGCAGCATCTTCTTCAGCAGCTAAATTTTTATCTATAAATGATTTAAATTCATTTACTTTTATACCCCCCATGGTATTGATAAAATCTTCACTACCTGCCCCTACCTCTTTTTCTGGCAATTGAATACTTTGACCTTGAGGGTTATATATAGTACCGTAGTAAAAATATCTTTCATTAGGTTCTTCATCTTGCTCAACTTCTAAATGATATCCTCTATAGCTTATACCGTAATCGGTGAATCTACTAAAAAATTCATCATTTGTTAAATCTTTTACTTTCATTTCTGAAGATCCTTGTTTAGCTTTTTCTAATTTTCTTTTAAGCATATCAACGTATTCAGTTCCACCACCATACATTTTAACTCTGCTTGGGTCTGGATTAGCAATTAAAGCTTCAAGACTTTCAATTTCAGATTCTTCAAAAAATATTTTAAACGACTTCATTATATTATTTATTTTTTCTTTCCGCCTTTCATATTAGCACACCAATGATACATTTTACCTTTTTCTCCACCATATTTTTTAGCTTTACGTCTTAGCTCTGATACCGAGCCTTTACAACTAGCTCCAGCTCGTTTAACACGTCCAGGTCTACTTTTACCTTTACGTTTACCGTCTGCATAGTTTTCAAAATATGTTTGGAAGTTAATCATTTGTTTTTTCTCATTCTTTGCGTTTTACGTTTGCTTGCTTCTTTACGTTTACTAATATAATTATACGCAGCAGTTAATCTTTTCTTTTTAACTGGATCTTTTACCCTCCCTTTAGCAGCTCTTACTCTTTGATGAATTAAATTAATAATTTGTGACTGTCTTGCATGTGATTTTGCTTTAAATGATTTTTTACTTAGTGTATCTCTAATATCTGAAGCAGTACTAAACTTTACTTTAACAGTATCTTTAGGATTTTCATCAGTATAAAGCCTTCTACCTGAACCTTTAGGTTTCTTACCAGTACCTTTTTTAGGGTCAGCTTCTAAAAGTATACTTTCTACTAAAGTATTAAATTTATTTACCATTTTCGACATGACCAATACCTTGCTTTAGTTTTAGGACCAGGATTATCACAATTATGTCTAGCTCTAAATGATCTACGACGAGCAGGGTTTGATTTTCTAATTTTCATTGTTTTTTCTCCTCGTCTTTTAGCAGAAGTACCACCATGCCCAAAATTTACCTTCTTAACATTACCAGTTTTAGGATCTTTTACATATACTTTAAATTTTTTAACATCACCTCTCATAGGTTTGTTAAGTTTTACTTTTCTACCTCTATATTCTGCATCTTCTTCAAAAGATTCAAGTAAGCTAGATACTGCATCATTAAAATTCATATAATTATTTATTATATCTTATAAATATTAATATGGCAAATAAAGATAGTGACTTGATTTACGAAGCTTATAATAAAAGTCTTAATGAAGACCTAGGTTTAGGACCAAAAGTAGGAAAAGTAATGAGGCTAGCAGGGGATTTGAATAATGATATGTCTAGACCTGCAAAAGTAACAATTCATATTCAAAATTTAGAAGATGAAGAAGATGATAGAATTTCATCTTTTAAAAAGTTACAAAAAGCAAAAGAAAATATGACTAAGATACAACCTGAGAAAGAAAAAGAAAATAATAAAAAAGAAGAAGAAATGGTTTATATACAAGCAGGTGAACCAACCGAGTCAAGTTGCGGTGGTGATTGTGAAGGTGATTGTGGAGATGATTGCAGTTGTGATGATAAAGAAGAAAAAAGACAAATTTATGATGGTGAATTAGATATGGCAAGACTAGAATTGCTGAAAGCTAATGAGTATGCAGCTAAATTATTTCACCATATTGGTAACCATCCTGAAAGTGATTATTTAGAAGGATGGGTAGCTAGTAAAATTACTAAAGCAGCAGATTACTTATCTTCAGTTTACCATTACTTAGATTATGAAGATAATTTTGCTACAAGAGAGCCATGTTATAGTGATGAAGAAATCGATTCATTGGTAGGTCAACCAACAGCAAAAGATACTGGATTTGCAGGAGATGAAGAATCTTGCGACGAAGAATGTGACGAAGGTCAATCTGCTGCTAATGATGAAATGATGGAATACTATTATGAAAAGGGTTTAGAAAGAGGTTTATCTATATTTAAAGATAAAGAAAAAGCTAAAAAATATGCTCTTGATTTTACTCAAAAAATGATGGAAAGACCCGGACCCCACGGATAATAACAGATTTATTGTTTTTTATGGGATTCCCCTTTATGAGATTAACGGAGAATCAATTTGTTTGGTGTTAGGTAACTGATTATATACCTGGAATTCCTTTAAATTAACTTATTATCAAATATACGTTTAACATCCTCATTAGCTGAGCCGTATAAATCTATTAATAATTCTCTTCTTACTTTTTCATCACCCTTACGGTAAATGTCTCTAATTTGCGAAGCACTAGTAATATTTTTACCTAATATATCAAAATTCATAGTAGGTAATGTATCAATATACCCATGTTTAGCAGAAAATTCAGCTTCCCCTACACTTTCAAAAGGTTGAAAATAGCTAGGTGACCCATCTCTTTTAGTGCCAAATTTAAATCTAGGTTTATCACCTTGCATATCTTTTTCACTAACTGCAAAAATAATTTTAGTATTATCAGAATTATATTTTTGTACTATTTCTTGGGCAAGATATGGGTTAGTAGTCTGTACTACCATATTAGGATCTACACCAGCATGCTTGATTAGTACTTTCTTTTCTTCAAAATTAAAAGGTGATTTATCATTATCAGATTTATTAGATGTTGAAATATAAACATCAGCAAAAGGAAATTTTTCTTTTAAACTATTATAAACTGATGCATGACCTTTATGGAATGGATGAAATCTACCAGGATAAATAACAACCGTTTTAAATTGTTTATTTTCTTCAAATTCATTTACTAAATTAAACATTTCTCCGAAAGAAGAAACTTTACTTCTTAATCTAGTACCTTCACCAGTATTAAAAACAGGAGGATTATTTATATAATTTGAATAATAAGGCGCTACTTCAGTTTCATCTTCATTTCTAAACTTACTTTCCATTCCTTTAACTATAAACTCGCCAGTAATTTTAACAGGTGCAGGAGATATTTTTGGATCTCTTATAACTATTCCTTCATGATATTTTACTTCACCCATATCTGATGTTAAAGTAGTTAAAAGCTCATCTCCTAACAATCTAGTTGCATGATATATTACTGCACCGTCAATAGCTTTTTGAAAATCATCTTCATCTTCTACAAATAAATCTACCGGTACACCGTTTAAAATTTGCATATAAACAAACTTACTTAAAGCACCGACTCTCTTACCATCTTCTAAAGTTATCATCTCCCCGAAAGGATTATTAGCTTCTTCTAAAAACTTAATTAAAGGTTTTTGTATTTTTTGATTTTTAATTGTAACGTTAAAATTTTTATTTAAAACATTTTGAAAATTAGGTCTTTTAGTAAATCTTGTTGGTACACTACCGTAAACTTTAAAATTATATTTTTCTGCAAACTTGTTTAATTTTTTTATTAAATTATCCAATATTCTAGGATTAACTTCTACTTCTTTACTAGCTCTTCTTCTAGGAGTTACTTGATAAAATTCATTAACACCGTGAATAGCTAAAAAATCATTCTCATATTGTAAAACATTAGATTGACCTTCTACAAATTCAGTATTAAAAAATCGATTTGTATTATCAATCATACCTAATTTTTTTAGCTCAGGTTCAATATTAGGTAAAGCCTCATTCATTATAGATAAAAGTTTTTGCCCAGCATTTACCATACCATGACCTTCACCGAATCTATCTAATAGTTTATCTATAGTAATACCTTGAAGGTCGAGTGGTTTCATAGAACCTCTATCTAATGCAAATCTTTTACCTTCAGGGGTATCTACTAGTCTAAAACTAGCATTAACACCGTCGATTTTTAAAGCTGGGGCATTAGTTGCAATACTATTTACTATTCGATTAAAAAAATTAATTAAATCTTTTCCTGTTTTATTTGTAGGTAAATCGAAAGGATGAGCCATATGCCCTGCAGCTCCTCCTTCATTAATTAAATTATATAGTTCTTTAAAATTTCTCATGTTAATGTACAACTCCACCCTTTACCGTCTTTACGACGTGAAAATCTAAAATTGCCTTTTAAATTATTTATTTTAGAATAAAAATCAGATAAATTAGATACGTTTTGCATATTTACAGTCTGAAGAACTAAATCATTGCCTATTTGATTATAACCTAAGAATACATCAAAACCTTGAGCTTTTTGGTAATAATACAATTGAACAATACCACCTATTTGGGTAATCATATTTACACCTAATCTACCCATACCAGGTCTTAATCTTCCTCTTTGTAGATAATAATCCCTTTCCTGAAACATTAGATCTGAAAGATTATGATCTTTAATTAGTTTTAAAAGTTCATCTTTTGATTGTTCTAAGCCACAATATTTAGCAATAAACTTACTAATATTTTGTAAGATTGATTCATTGTTATCACTAGTTTCTTCTAAGTCACTAAAGTCATCAGTTAGAGCTGCAGTTTTACATAATCTGCCGCCTGGGCCTTTTAATTCAATTTCTAAACCACCAGTACTTAAATCCCCTTTTTTAGGTTTTACTCCATCACATATAAATGCTAAGTATAACTCTCCACATCCTGGAGCTCCATGAGTAGGTGCTTCTGGTAGCGCGCACCATGCTTTATCAAAATATTTGTTATACACATCAGTATTAGGAAAACTATTATTAATAAATTCATCCAATTTAAATAAAGCACTATTATTACATAAATTTACTAAATTATTTTGAGCAGATTTAAATTTATCATCATTTAATTCAATTCTAGCTGCATAGGTGTAACTTTGAAATGTATTGAGATTATCATTAATATTACCACCAGCTTTTTCTAATCTATCTTCTATTTTTTTTCTTCCAGCTATACTATCAGTAGATCCCATTTTCATATAACGAGATAAAATATCTTCGTAATATTTTTGATCTACATTTGCAAGTAATTCATAACTATCACCCTTTTTTGTATAAAGAGCAACATCTTCGTTATATACTTTATCTAGTGGTCTCCAGCTCATAACCCAACGTCTATATCAGATGAATATTTTTTCAGAATATTAATTAGACGTTTGAGAGCTTCTTTGGCATTATTTTCATTGATATCTTCGAAATCACCAATTGCAGTTAAATCCTCGGCATCAATCTTTGTTGCTAAAGCTTTCTTTATTAATCTAACTAATAAAACTTCACTTTCTGGTGATAACTTAGTAACTTCAACTTCAGGTACTTCTGGCTCTACTGGTGTAGTTGCCATTAAATTAGAAGGATTACTGTTAGGACTCAATGACTCTGGGTTAGGCATATCACCTTGCTGTAACTCATTAATAAGTTTATCTATTGTACTAACAAAATTCATTATATTTTTCTCTCTAATTCCTCTATTTTAGAAGCAATTTTACTAAAGACTCTATCTAATGCTTTATTAATTCTTTCTTGACCGCTTTTTTGAAAAAAACGAGATTTCTCTGGAGTAGCTCCTATAGAAGTAGCAACTTTAGCTATTTGACTTAATTTAGCTAAATCTTCAGATGCATCTTGCTCATTTATTTTGCTTAGTATCTTCGATGCTTTTACAGTATAGTTATCCATAATATTATTTATCTAATTATGAGTAGTTTTGTAGATAACCTATTAAAGTAATCTGTATTAAGAAAACTTAATTCATATTTTTTAGTAAATGATTTAATTTTACTAAAAGTAAATTTTGTAATATCGATACTATTAATCTTTGAAATCATTGAATTTATAGTAGTATAACCTCGCCCGTCATTGGTATTAATAAGATGGTTTAGATATTCAATTGAATATTTGCTTATATAAAATTTAACTGGAAGTAGTTTTTCTATTCTTCTTAGTATATTTGTGATATAATTAAGTTGTTCTGTCTCACTAAAATACTTCATTAAATGATTTTCTTCTAACTGAGTATTATTAAAATATACAATTGACTTGGTATCTTTTGATAAAACCTTTTCACATACAGAATATATAATTTGATGTAAAAACCATCTTTTTATATTAATATTGTTTATACTATAATCAAGTAAATCTAATTCATATAAAGATTCAATAATGCTATACTGTATTTCAGTATTATACAATTCATTGAAATCAATAATTTCAATATCATGATTTTTTAAAGTAATATCAGACATCATTGCTTTTATTATAATACTGTTCCAATAAAATTTGCGGTGGTTTACCTATTCTACAATTAATAATACCGTTATAGTAGTCTTTATTCAATAAAACGTCTCTATCAAATTGTTCTTTAGCTTCGAAATAACTTAATTCAAACTTACTATTACAAAATTTTAATATTTTAAATATAAACTTATCATGTCCTAGTGATGAAATATCATTGTTTAATGCATCAGATGAACCTGTATAATTTTTCCAATCACTTTCTATTAAACTTATACGTTTTCGTTTTTTACCTTTTAAAGGTTTTCTTTTTATTTTACGTACCATTTGTTTTTTACCTATATACTTTTTATTGCTAATAGTATTGGTAATTTCATATATAAACCCATATGCATTTTCCGGGATAGGTCCGTAAACTTTCCAATGTCCTGTATCCACGTTAATAATTACTTCTTTTTTCTTCTTTTTCTACGTCTTTTACCAACAGAGCCACTTCTTGTTTGTACTGCTCCAAGTGCTTTTGGTATTCTTGCATCACCGGGAGCATAAAAATCACCTTGCGTGTTACCGATAGCAGCAGCTGGACCTAATGCTCCCCCGCCGACCGAATTATCATCTTCTTCTTTTACCTTTTTCCTACCCTCTTTTTTAGAAGCTTCTTTCTTTTTATCTTTATGAACTCGAGTTTTTGAGCCCATTAACCCTTGTTTATTTTTTCTAACTTTAATATTTTCATCAATAGGGTCGTATGGCGAGTCAGTTAATCCTGACTTAGGGGTTTTACCCGTAAGTTCAGCAACCCTTGTTGTAAGACGTTTTATAAAATATGGGTTATCTTCTAAATGATGTGGAATTCCATCAACGACATACCTGTGCGTTAGATGAAAATAAATTTGTTTTGGATCTGTTATACCCCTATCTACTAAATCTTTTATATATGGTTCTGCTATTTTCATGATTCCGCTTAAAGGTCTACCATCAGGGGAAGTATCTTCAGAAGCCTCGCGCCCTGAAGGAAAGCCATGCCTCATGTATGGTGTTTTATATTCTTGACTTTCATCTTTAGCATCAAGATAAGCAGCTATAGCCATTTCTCTTTTTTTCTTTTTAGACTTACCTTTAAATTGTGGAGCTTTAGACTTAGCAAAATCTTTTACATAATCACCTGCATCATGTTTTTTAGGATCTAATTTTTCATTTAAACCTTTTCTCATTCTTAATATTTTTTGGTACATTAATCCTAATTGAGTGTAATCACCTGAACCATCATTTTGTAAATCTTCAAGTTTAAGAGGCGTGTTGTGAAATTTATCTACTTCTTTATCTTCTTTATCTATAGCTTCACGTCTAGCTGTTAAATACTTACCGTCGTTTTGAAATTGATAAAATTTACTACGTGCAGCTTCTTTTTCCGGACCGGGTGGTAAACTAATTGCTTTTTTACCTAATTCCATTCTTTGTTTTTCAAGTCGTTTATGTTCACCATAGTAATCATATTTCTTTTTAAACTCTTCAGTTTCATATATACGAGGTCTTTCTAATCCTTTATTAAGATAATTTCCTAAGTTTTGTAAAAATTTAGCTATAAGTACTTCAGGATTTTTTGTATCAAATGCAGCATTGGTCATACCATATTTGTTTCCTGAATATAAAAAAGCAAAAGAACCTGCATCAAAAATTTGACGTCTAGTTTTACCTACCAAACTATTCATAAAGTCTCTGAAAGTACCGCCCATACTTTGCTTCATTAGTTCATAATTATCTTCACTTAATAAGACTTTAAATTTCTTTTCATATAGACTTGTTTTTCGCATATAAGTATTTATAATAAGAGTGTGAATATTATAGAGCAATATATATCTGAAATTGAAAAGGATTTAGAAATAAACGAATTTAATATTAAAGAGTCATCTATGAAAACTCCTTCTCGTAAGCATTTTTGGGTAAGTAAACTTATACAACATAAAAAAAATCTTTATAAACTGCAGCAAGAAAAAGAAGCCATAAAAAAGCAAGTAATGGATGAAATTATAAAAACTAGTGCTATTAAAATTACAGCGCCTATAGCAGAAAAAGCAAGCTATAAACATCCTAAAATGAAAGAAATAAATCAGAAGATTAATGATGAATCTTTGATAGTAGAATTTTTAGAAAAAACTGAAAAAACGTTTAGTAGTATCTCATTTGATATTAAAAATATTATTGAGATTATGAAAATGGAACAGTTATGATATCTTTTACATACGATAGAAATAAAATAAAACTGCAATGTGATCATTTAGATGTTATAAGAGAACATTTTAGCGTAAAAGATGATACTGCAAGATTTAGATTAAAAGGTAGAGCTCGATTTTATGCTAACACGAGGATATATTGTATTACTCCTACCGGGTTATTTGAGCCTGGATTATTTTTTAATATATTAACTTTTATAAAGACTGAATTTCCTGATGAAGATATTAATATATCTCCTGATATTTTATCTATAGTTAAGCCGAGTTATAAAGACGGTGAAATATATAATGAACTAACATATGAATTAAGAGATTATCAAGAAGATGCTTTAAAGGAATGTTTAAAGTTTGGTAGAGGTATTATTAAACTCGGTACTGGTGGTGGTAAAACTTTAACTATAGCTTCTTTACTAATGAGTATGTTTAAACTCAATGAAAATTTTAAATGTTTAATTATAGTACCTGATCTTGGATTGGTAAATCAGACGTATAAAGATTTTGAAGATTATAATGTAAAATTTAAATATACAAGATGGACAGGTAAAATAAAACCTGACTTAACTTCTAATGTAATAATTGCAAATAGAGGTATATTACAAAGTCAGTTTGATGACTTTGATTTTCTAAAGTATGTCGATGTATTAGTAATAGATGAATGTCATACGATTAAGAAAGGTAATAAGATAAGTAAGTTAGTACAACAAATACAAACTAATCATAAGTTTGGTCTAACTGGTACCTTACCTGATAATAAACCTGATGAATGGAATATATTAGGTAAGATAGGAAGCGTAATTTATGATAAAGATAGTTATGCTTTACGTTTAGAAAAATATCTAACTAATGTTAGGGTTAGTATAATTGAACCGAAATATAAAATAAAACCAGTTTATAGTACTGATAATCATTATAGAGAAGAATTAGATTTTATTTATACTAACGAATATAGAAATAATCTTATAAAAAATATTTGTAATAATTTTGGTAATAATTCTCTTATATTAGTTAATCACTTAGCGCATGGAGATGCTTTATATGATAAATTAAATGAATGTAGTGATAAGCAAGTGTTTTTCGTTAAAGGTGAAGTAGAAGTTGAGGAACGAGATAGAGTTAAAAAGATAATGGAAAAAAATAATAACGTAATTTGTATAGCAATGACTTCTATTTTTAGTACTGGTATAAATATTAAAAACATACATATGATTATGTTTGCTTCTGGTGGTAAAAGTTTTATACGTACTATCCAGTCTATAGGTCGAGGATTACGTCTTAATGATAATAAAGAAAAATTAGTAATTATCGATTTTGCTGATAAACTAAAATATGGTGAAAGGCATGGTGATAAGAGAAAAGATATTTATCATCAAGAAAATATACCATATAAAATTACGGAAATAGTTGAAAAATAAAGTATTTATATTATAATTGAAATTATGGCTAATAAAAAAGCAACTGGTAAGAAGAGGGGTCCTAAACCAAAGAAAACAGAGTTTTACGTTAACCCTGCTGAGTTTAAAGAAGAGTTAGTTCAATATTATAAAACTGATGATTGTACTAAAATCTTAGGAGAAATGATAACTAAAATTGCACACGGTTTAAGTTATTCAAGTAACTTTATTAATTATACATATCGTGATGAAATGGTCGGAGATGCATTAGTTAAAATGTTTACTGCAGTTAAAAATAAAAAATTTGATGTAACCTCATCTTATAATCCTTTTTCTTACTTTACTACAATTGCCTTTCATGCATTTATTAATAGAATAAAGAAAGAAAAGAAACATACCGAAACAGTTAGTCAATATAAAGAAAAGGTATACGAAGAAGAAATGATTGAATCTGCTGGTGGTATGGTTTATATTAAACCAACTCAAGACGAAGAAGATACTTTTTAATGGATAATAAGATAGCAATCTTTTCTGATTTACATCTCGGTGTTCATCAAAATAGTGATTTCTGGTTAGGAGTCTCTAGAAAATGGACTGAGTGGTATATAAAGCAACTAAAAACCAATAATATAAAAACTATTATATTTTGTGGGGACTTCTTTCATTATAGAGATGAAATATCTGTTAAAACTTTAAACTTTGCTAAAGATCTTTTAGATATGTTTAAAGATTTTAAAATTATAATGATAACTGGTAATCATGATGCATGGTATAAAGATACAAGTGAAATTAATAGTTTAAGCATTTTTAAAGGTTATAATAATGTAACTATATATGATAAGTTAACTACTATCGATATGAATGATAAAAGAGTTACTTTTTGTCCTTGGGGTACTAATTTGAATGATATTCCAGAAAGTGATATTTTATTCGGTCATTTTGAGTTAGAAAATTTTAGAATGAATGCCTATAAGATTTGTGATCATGGTGATGATCCTGAATTACTTGTAGATAAAGCATCAACCATTTACTCCGGGCATTTTCATAGAGAAGATACAAAATATTATAATAATAAAAAAGTAAAAATAGTTTACGTAGGTAATCCTTTTGAAATGGATTTCGGTGATAGTGGTTCACGTAAAGGTTTTTATATATACGATTTTTCAACTGATCAACATGAATGGGTAGATAATGATATATCTCCTCAGCATATAAAAATTATTTTAAGCAATTTAATTAAACGTAATGATAAAGAGGTAAAATATATATTTGAAAATATATTACCTGGCAATATTATAAAATTAATAATTGATAAAAATATTAGCACTGAGCATTTAGATGCTTTAACTACTAAATTCTTAACTTGCAAACCTTGTGAATTAAGGATTGATTATGATGTAAATTATAATAAACTTAAAATAGAAAGCGATGAAGAATATGACTTATCTGGAGTTGACATTAAGCAAGCCATCAACGACTTCGTAAACATGTTAGATATAAACAATAAAAAGGAAGTAGTAGATTATACCTGCTCTTTATTTGATACCGTAAAATGAAATACGTAAACTTTACCGAACTAAAAATTAAGAATTTCCTGTCTATAGGTAATGACCAAGTAGTAGTAGACTTTAAAAAAGGTCTTCATATTATTACTGGTATAAATCGAGATAAAGAAGATCGGAGAAATGGTGTAGGTAAAAGTACCGTAGCTGATGCTTTATATTTTGCTATTTTTGGTACTACATTAAGAGATATAAAAAAGAATTTTATTGCTAATAACTTAACTGCAAGTACATGCGAAGTTCAATTAACGTTTACAGTTGATGACCCTCAACATGGAGTTAATGAGTTTAATATTATACGTACTTTGAATCCAAGTAAATGTTATATCTATAAAAATGGTAACGATAAAACGAGAGATAGTATAGTTAATACTAATGAGTATATTCATACTGTATTATCTTCTACTCCTGAAATATTTCAAAACTGCGTTATTATGACTCTTAATAATCATATACCTTTTATGGGTAAGAGTAAAAATGATAAACGTAAATTTATTGAGCAGATTTTTAATCTTGAAGTTTTTTCTAAAATGTTACATGAGTTAAGAACTAACTATAATGAAGTAAAAAGAAACTTTGATGTTGAAATTACTCGATTAGAAGAAAGTAATAACTACTTAACTGCGCAAAAAGGTCATAGAGATACGTTTAATACTAATAAAGATAAACGTATTGGTGTACTTAAAGAGACTATAGAGAAACATAAGGAAGACTTGGGAGAAGCTAATGATAAATTAGATAAGATTAA